ATTGGATTCGAGATAGAAGGCTTGATGAAAAAGTATGGACCTGACCAAGCAGATTTTTTTATGATGTCAAGGAGTTGATATGGGTTTTTTAATGCCTAGTGGTGGTGGTGGTAGTCAAGATAACAGTGCTGCTGAAAAACAAATTGCAATGCAAAAAGAACAGATCACTAAGCAAGATGCACAACTTGCTACACAAGAAACTAACCTCGCACAAAGAACACAAGCTGGCATGAAGGCTAGGCGTGGCGGTGGCTTGCGTTCTTTGTTATCTGCAGAGCGTACAGACAGTGAATTAGGCGTAAGTTCTAAGCTCGGAGGAATGTAATCATGGCAGACATGAAATCCAAGATGCAAGAAAAAGTGGCCAAGACAATGCGTGGCTATAAAGAGAAGGCCACAGAAAAAAGCGTGGCCTCTAAGCCCATGCCAATGCGTGGTCAACGCACAGCAACAAACGCCATGAAGAAGAAGGCGTAACATGGAAAAGCCAAAGTCAAAAGTAAACGCCTCTGGCAATTACACCAAACCGCAGATGCGTAAGGCTTTGTTTGAATCAATTAAAAGCAGCGCTGTGCAAGGTACTGATGCTGGCGAGTGGAGTGCTCGTAAAGCGCAGCTGCTTGCTAAAAGATACAAAGAAAAGGGTGGGGGTTACAAATGAGTAAAGCACAAAAACACTTTACGCCAGACGGCAAAGAATACAAAGGCAGCACCCACAAAGCGGGTAGCACACTGATGACTGGTGCCAAGCACACGCCTCAGAGTAAAACCTTGACCCATACACCGCCCAAGAAAGACAAGAAGTGAAAGACCCGCAGAAATCTCTGCAGGAATGGACAAAACAGAAATGGCGAACAAAGAGTGGCAAGCCATCAAGCAAGACAGGAGAGCGCTACCTACCAGAAGCTGCAATTAAAAATCTAAGCTCTGCTGAGTACGCTGCTACAACTCGTGCAAAGCGTGAGGGTAGCGCTGCTGGTAAACAGTATGTAAAGCAGCCTGAGTCTGTGGCCAAAAAGACTGCGAAATACAGATGATTAAAGATCCAAAGGGGGGTTTGACTGAAGCAGGCAGACGCAAGTTTGAGCGCTCTGGTGAAAGCAAAAACCTACAAGCTGGCGTCAAAGCATCTAACCCAACAGGGCAAGACGCTAGGCGCAAGGGATCTTTTTTAACTCGGTTCTTTACCAACCCCAGCGGTCCATTGGTCAATAAGAAGGGTGAGCCAACCAGGCTGGCGTTGTCTGCCAATGCATGGGGTGAGCCAGTACCAAAGACCGCAGCTGCAGCTGCTCGATTAGCAGCCAAGGGCAGAGCAATTCTGAAAAGATACCAAGCAAGCAAGAAAGAATAATATGGCAAAAATGAGCGTTGAGCAAATTCTGCAGCGACACAAAATAGCGCAGAACAAAAAGGATGACTTTCGCAGTCTCTATGAAGACGCCATGGAGTTTGCCCTGCCACAGCGTAATCTCTATGGTGGCGAGTACGAGGGTAAGGTAGGCGGTAAACGCAAGATGACCAGAGTCTTTGACTCTACTGCTATCAACTCTACCCAGCGCTTTGCTAACCGTCTTCAATCTGGCATCTTCCCGCCACAGCGTAAGTGGTGCAGGCTTGAGCCTGGCACTGACATCCCCATGGATCGTAAGAGCCAAGTGCAGATGATGCTTGATATGTACAGCGACAAGATGTTTAGCGTCCTAAAGCAGTCTAACTTTGACATTGCTATGGGTGAGTTCTTGCTAGATCTCTCTGTCGGCACAGCTGTCATGCTGATCCAAAAGGGTGACGCTGTTAACCCGATTAACTTTATCCCTGTCCCGCAGTACCTGGTTAGCTTTGAAGAGGGCGCCAATGGCCAAGTGGATAACGTCTACCGCAAGATGCGTATCAAAGGCGAGTCCATCCAGATGCAGTGGAAAGATGCGGAGATTCCACCAGATCTGCAGCGCCTAATTGCTGATAAGCCCACTGAAGAAGTAGATCTGATTGAGGCCACCGTGCTTAACCTAGACCGTGGTGACTACGGTTACTACGTGATCCATGAAAAGTCTAAGTCTCAGCTGGTTTACCGCAAACTAAAATCTAGCCCATGGGTAGTGTCACGCTACATGAAGGTGGCTGGCGAGATATATGGCCGTGGTCCAGTGCTGACTGCCCTGCCAGACATTAAAACCCTTAACAAGGTCAAAGAGTTATTGCTCAAGAATGCCAGCCTGGCTATCACTGGCGTCTACACGGCAGCTGACGATGGTGTGCTTAACCCAGCTAATGTGAAGATCACACCTGGGGCAATCATTCCTGTTGCACGTAACGGTGGACCACAGGGTGAGGCGCTTAAACCGCTGCCACGTGCGGGTGACTTCAACGTCTCCCAGCTGGTGATCAATGACTTGGTGCAAGCAATCAAACGCACACTGCTTGATGAAAGTCTGCCACCAGACAATATGTCGGCCAGATCTGCCACTGAGGTGGTAGAGCGCATGAAGGAGCTGGCTCAAAACCTTGGCTCTGCGTTTGGCCGTTTGATCAATGAGACGATGATCCCACTGGTTACCAAGATCCTAGAGGTCATGGATGCTGATGGCATGATTGTGTTGCCCATCCAGGTCAATGGCTTAGAGGTCAAGGTTAGCCCTGTCTCTCCACTGGCCATGGCACAAAACATGGACGAGATCAACAACATATTGCAGTTTATGCAGATCACAGCTGGCATGGGTCCAGAAGGCCAGATGGCCATCAAGGCTGGCACTGCCATTGACTACATTGCCGACAAGCTCGGTGTGCCAATCCAAGTGCGTACCACTGGCGAAGAGCGCAAAGGAATGATGCAGCAGATGGCACAAGCTGCAATGGCTGCACAACAAACTGACAGTGATCAACAACTCTTAGGAATGTTGCAACAAGATCAAGTAGCGGGAGCAGTCAATGCGTGATGAAGTCGCAAGAGCAGCTGCAATACGTGCGCTTGAAATAGCCAAGTCGGCTAAAGCGCAAAAGGGTGAGCGTGGTGAAAAAGGCGATCCTGGCGAAATTAAATTAGTTAATCAACCAGTACCTGGTCCACAAGGTGAGCGTGGCGTACAAGGACTGCAAGGCATCCAAGGTATCAAAGGTGATGAAGGCGATATCGGACCTCAAGGACCACAGGGTCCACAAGGTGAGCAAGGGCCACAAGGCATCCAAGGTTTAAAAGGCGATAAGGGAAATATTGGCCCACTTGGTAAAAATGGACCAATGGGTGAGCGTGGCTTTATGGGACCACCAGGACCGCAGGGTGATTTAGGTCCAATGCCAAAGCATGAGAAAAAAGGCTTGATGCTTAGATTTGAGTCTGAGCCAGGCGTCTGGGGTAAGTGGTTCACCATGCCAACTGGTGGCGGTGGTGGCGGTAGAGATGACAAACTATTTGATCGGCAAGCTCAACTTGTAGAAGTTGGTGATCTTGTTAAATTAAAAACAAGTAATGCCAATAAAGTCATTGGCTCAGATGGAACAAATTTAGTATGGTCTACAGTTTATGGTGGTTTAAGTTATCAAGGCACTTGGAACGCAACAACAAATACGCCTACATTGGTTAGTAGCGTTGGTGTAAATGGCTACTACTACATTACGGCAACTGCTGGTTCTACTAATTTAAACGGCATAACTGATTGGCAAATTGGCGATTGGTTAATGTTTAATGGATCAGTCTGGGAAAAGATTGATCAAAGTAATTTAGTTACCTCTGTTAATGGGCAAACTGGTGCGGCATCGGTTGGCACGGTTACTTCAGTAGCTGCATCTGCTGGAACAGGCATCAGTATTACTGGTAGCCCAATTACTACATCTGGTACATTAAATATTACAAACTCTGCGCCTGACCAAACAGTAGTTTTAACGGCAAGCACAGGAATTAGCACAAGCGGAACATACCCAAATTTCACTATTACTAATTCTTCTCCTGACCAAACAGTTGCCTTAACTGCGGGAACGGGAATTAGCACAAGTGGCACGTATCCTAACTTTACAATCACCAACTCTGCACCAGATCA